CCACCACCTGCTCTAACTACATCTAGTTGACCACCATATGATAAGAAGTTTGATGCTGCGTACCAACTTTCATAATGGTAGTCGGTTAGACCTGCACCAGGACCACCAAATACTTCTACTAATTCTTTTTCATTTGTAACTCTTACAATCTCATTTACAGGACCTTTTTTGAAAGGTGCTGCGATACCTGCAGCGACGTTTAGTGTTGCATTTACGCCGCCACGGGTTAGATCTACCTCTCTTACACGAATACCTGGAGATGCTAACTGAAGTGCCATTCTAAACTCCCTGCAGTAACCCTAATTTTAGACTAAAATTATTTATAAATTCCTGAAATCAGTGATATTCCCACATATAAGATCTATCTCCATATTCATCAACTTTCCATACATCACCATTACTATCAACTTCACCACCAAAACCATCTAATCCATCACTAATAAATCCAAATGGTGCCATATCTTGTTCAATTTGATTTCTTTGCTCTTCATAAATTCTTTTACGAACATCCTGATCTGTCATTTCTTTGAAATAATCTTGTGCAACCAACCAAGAAAAAATGACAAGACACATTGCTAAGTCATCATTACATCCTTCTTCTGCTTCAAAAGACTGTTTTCTTTGAATAAATGTTGTTAACTCACTAATAGTGTCATAGTCTGTTATAATAAGTTTGTCATCTTCAATCAAAGTTTTTAAGTTTGAGCATCCAATTTTCTTTGTAGTAGAACTCATCTTCACTCCAAGTTGAGTTTTCTTTCCAGAAAATCCAGTTCCAACAATCTGTCCAGCACGCCCACGCATTGAGCACATTAACATGTTCTCATACTCAAGATCAAAGTTTAAAATTGAAGCAACCTGATCTCCAATATCATTGACTTCACATAAAATATAAGCATTATTATAAGCTCTTCCTACTTCTTCAATAACTGATGGAAATAGCATTGGTTTGATTTCATTATTCCTATATTTTGCTACAACTTTATATGGGAAAGTCGTAATATCAAATACTACAAATGCAGAATAGTCTTTTGATACACCGCGAGCAACGTCAACCGTTATAATATAATCTCTCATTTCATCTGGTTCATTGTATATACACAGACTTCCATTATTTTTTACAGGATCATCATAAACCATCGCTTTGAGTTTAGATGGTGCAATCAAAGTATCAACAGATCCTAGGAATTCGCATTCAAATTCAACACGGAACTGTTGTTCAGAAGTGTTTGCAATTGTTTGTGCTTTCCATTTAGTGTCCCTTCCAGGAACTTCAGACCAGTGAACTTCCGTTGGAATATATTCATTCTTTTCTCTTTCGGCATCATGCCACATTCGGTAAAAATGGTTCATACCGTGTGGGGTAGAAACGATAATTACCTTTGTAGATTGACCAGATGAAATAGTAGGATAAACAGAAGCGAAGAACTCGTCAGCAATATGGTTAGGAATAAACGCAAATTCGTCTAGGAATATAATATTGTAAGAACCACCACGTACCGCAGAGGCAGAAGTAGAAGCAGCAATAATTTTTGAGCCATTTTCTAACTCCATAGATCGTTTGTTCCAGGCAATAATGCCTTGTTGCATCCACTTTGGAAGGTTTTCATAAGCAAGTTGCAATCTGCTTAGCAGATCTCCAGCAGTAGACGCTTTGTTTGCTAGAATAGCTATATTAACATTGTCGTTAAAGACTGCATAATGTAACAAATATGAAACACAAGTTGTAGATTTACCTGTCTGACGAGGCATCTTACAAATATTAAATCGGTGAGCATGGAAGTTCCTAATGAGTTTTTCCTGGAAAGGATACATCTCAAAAGGAACTAGACCATGATCAAGAGAAACAATTTTAATATAGTTTCTAGCAAAATAAACTGGATCCTGTTTACATTTAAGAAACTCAAGAATTTGTTCTTCAGTAAACTCAATTGCAGTATTTGCTTTTTTTAAATTAGGATTACCAAGATATACATCATTTGCCATAAAATATTAACAATTCCATTTGCGAAGAGATAATGCTTTCCTTGTTGGACGACCCTTTTCATCTTTCATAGGACCAGGATTTCCTCCCATCCTTGCACAAAAAGATTTTCTTCTTTTTGCTGCTTTTGAATTTGGATTTAATTTTGATGGTGGTGTAGTGACTGGTGCTTTGAGATCACTACCAGGATTTTCTCTTTCGTAAGATTTTCTTCCTTTCTCGTTTAATCCACCCTCTTTATTTTTTCCTTCTTTACGTTGCCATGCTGCGACTTCAGTTACTGTTTCCTCCTCATTGCTGATGCTATTGTTAGAGATCTTCCTAAAATCACTAAAAGAAAGTAGTTGTCGTGCGTCATAGCTCTCCTTTGCAGCAGTCTTCCATCCGCCACCTTTGGATTTGTACCATTTGGCAGCCCATCCATTGGCATAAGCGGATGGATATACGTCAAACTTTGCTCTTGCCTGTGCTTTTGCTTTAGACCATAGAGAAGGATTTGTTGGAACATTCTTCTCCATAATATATTCTTCTCTTGGTTCATACATTGAAGCAAAACCACCAGCAGTAGTTTTTATTGCGGATTTTGCAGTTTCACCTGCTTTCTTTAATCCTTTTTTCCAATCTGGTTCTTTTGCCTTTTTTGCATCCAAAGGTTCTTTTTCAGTATCTCCTGGAACTTTTGGTGCTACTTTAGTAATATCTTTAACTTTTGAACCTACTTTTTGTACTCCAGTTTTTAATGCTTGTCCTGCTTTTGCAACACCTTGTCCAACTTTAGATACAGCTGCAACTCCCCTTACAATTGGGGATGCTAATGCGATCATTTCATCAAGTTCAGTTTCTTCTGGAACACAATTAGGAACCATTCTTTTACCCTTCTTCTTCATTCCAACTTGCTTATATCCTTTCCAGCACGCTTCCATAAACTGCTCTACAGTCTTGACTTGAGAAGATGGATGTGCTTGTCCAGCAAGTTTTAAGAGTTTGATTTTTAGATCTGGTGTTTTTGCTGCCATTGCAGTATTTACTCTACGATCAAACTTCTGATATTCTTGTGCATCTTGCTCATTAATTTTGTTGGATGACATAATTGGTTTTCCTCCTTTTCCTGAACGATCTGCTACTGGATCTTCTTTACGTTTTCTTTTCACTGCAGAAGCAATTTCGTCCTTTGACATTTTTGCTGCTTTTTCTTTAGATAAACATTTTGGTTTTGGTTCACCAGGTTCACGAGCACATTTACCAATTCTTTCACCTTTTGTATTATATCTATCCCATCCACCACCACCAACTCCACCTTCACCACCTTTACCAAACCACTTTCTCAAATCTTCTTTAACAGAATATGATGCAGCAGCATCCATGTTATGGTCAGTATCAGTAATCTTAGCTTGAACCCAAGCAGGAATATTCTTCTCCTTCTTGCCAAGTCTTGCTTTTAGTTTTTTAGCATTAGCAATAGTCTTATCAAGTTGACTATTTGCCATTGAAACTTCGTGATCTTTCACACTAAAAACTGACTACTACTTATCATTATTTAGAAACCCTTGCTTTAGCATCTTTTGAAGATCTGCTGTTGATCCAACAAACAGTGCATTATTGACTGTTTTTGGACCATTGCTTTGTGGTTTTTCAATGTCTTTCATTTTCTTTTGCAGTTCAAGTAACTTGTCAGTTACATCACCAACAGACTTTATTAATTGTCCTGCAACTTCAAATGCTCTTGGATGTTGACTATCTTGAGCTAATTCAAGTATTCCACTAACTGCTTCTTGACCCTTTTCAATCAGAGTATATAACTGTGCTCTACTATATTCATAATCTTTTTGAGGATCATCGGGAGTTTCTATTGGTGGTTTTTCTTTGACAGTCTCCACCATCTCCGCTTTTATATCAAGCGCCTTATCAATAGCATCAAACGTATTTTCCATTCTTTATACATCACTTCCCTGACTTGAACTAAACGATTTAAAATCTTGGAAGAATGTTCTAGTTTCATTGAAACCAAAATCATCATCAGGATCAATCAATGCATCATCATCAATTGTAATGCGATCAACTTTATCTCCACTATAATGTTCTTGAATTGATGAACCATATTGCCCTCTTGCAACAATAATATTAGTTCCATCAATCTCTTCAATTCGCATTACTTCCTCATTAACTTGAATATACTTTCTAACTTCTAATGAAGCAGAACTTGTAACTTTCATTAATGTCTTAGAAGTTTCTAGTGTTGCTGTCAATGTAGTTGTTTGATCATTATTGTAATCTTTTGTTGCCGCAGGAGTTGCAACATATCTAACTTCTCTTGGAGCTCTGATTGCTGAAGAGTAATCAATCTGAACACGTTTAATGATGCCACCACTTTCATCAGTTGGTAGTTCACTATAGAAGTATACTTTTGCTGTAAAATCTAAATCATATTGAATATATCTTCTCTTATCAAAACTACCTTCATATTCATCTCTAAATGAAATGTTATTTAAAGTAAATGGAATATCTCTTACTTCATTAATTTCATCGATCAGTTTAACTGAAACTGAATATGATGGTTGAAAGAATGGTAAAATTTGTTCTAAAATTTGTAAACTATCGTCTTGTAGTTTAGATGCAAAACTCAATCTAAATCCAATATCATATGGAACTGGCATGAAAACTTTTTTAATTTTGTTTCCTTCCACACCACAAAACTTAGTGATTGGTGATGCTTTTCTTGATGGATCGTAACGATACGATATAATTTCAAATGCTAGTCTTGGTAGAGTAATTGCAACAGTTCTTTCAAAATTTGGTTGCTGTTCAACTCTTGCTAAGAACTTTTGAATTGGACCATAAGCAATTGGAACTTTGATAATACTCAGAGTTTGATCTGTGTCATCTGCTTTGTGTTTAATTTCGATATTATTAAACAGTGTGCCAAAAGCAATAACTGTCTTCCTAATAATTTCGTGGTAAAAATATGTTCCTAGCATTCGTTACACCTCACCAAATGGATTATTTTCTGAGAAATCAAGAATAGTGCTCGCTGCAGACTGAATTTCTTGATTTTGCTCAAACGGATCATCGTCATCATAGTTGATTGTATTTAGGATGTATGCAACACTACCATATGTTGTTCCTGCGCCAATGATCATTTCACCTGGAGCAAATTTACCAGTCAAACTGCGTGCCCTCATTGTTAGAGTTGGTTTATCCCAAGATGCTGCAATTGCTGTTGTACCAGTAGAAACTCCCCTGATAATATCTCCAAACTGATATGTTCCTACACCAATAGTTCCTGCAGCAGATACTGTAATCGTTGGTACTTGCGTATATCCATAACCAGCATTGATAATTCTGATTGCAGATAGATTATTTTGCGTATTGAGAACTGCAGTTCCAATAGCGGTAACTCCACCAGAAGGTGCAGCAGTGAATGTAATTGTTGGTGGTAAGACATAGTTTTGACCACCAGTAGTTATTGTTACAACTCCAACTGAACCAGTAGTTCCAATACCTGCTACTGCAATTGCTCCAGTTCCATTTCCATCTGTAGGAATAATTTGAACTGTTGGTATTGTTGTATATCCATATCCAGTATTTGTAACATAAATCGCTTGTAGCGATCTTGTACCACTACTATTTTCTGTAGTAATTGCAACTGCTTGTGCTGTTCTACCTATACCTGGAGGAGCAATTCTAACTGTAGGATCTGCAGTATATCCTGTTCCTTCGTTGAGAATAGTAATTGCATGAACACCACCATTAACTAGAGATGTAAATGCAGCAGCAGTTGATCCAATACCAACAAAAGTGAGAGTTGCATTGTATCCAAAAGATGCAAA